ACCCCGGTGCATATGGCGGGCCTGACGGCGCGAAACACGAAATCTTCACACCGTCGTCCTCGGCAGCTGCTTCGGCCAGCTCCAAGGTCACCCGCCCGCCTTCCTGCGTATAGTTCAGCACCAGCAGGATCCGGTCGTCGTCGTATAGGTACGCAGCGTTCAGGAACGTGTCGACCAAGAACTGCCGGTACCCGGGATCGTCAAGATCCCCGTCCCGGAACCGCTCGAGGAAGTAGATCACCTGCTCCCGGTCGATGTCCGGCTCTGCTATGAGCAGCTGCGCGATCCCGCGCTCGAGATCTGCCCGCTCAGCCTCCAGCTCTACGAGGTGAGACTTCACGCTGTCCGTTATGATCCCGGCGTCGATCGCTGCGAGAGTGTTCCGGATCGCCTGCTCGTTCTCCCGCTGCCGTCGTTCGAGCGCGTCCAGATCTGCCGCGTCCCGGGTGCGCTGCTGGTACTCCACGCAGCTGTCGGCCACGGCCTCAATGAACTCGTCGGAGTGGATCAGGGCCGCCAACTCCCGGACGATCAGATCCTCGATCCACTGCTTCTGGACTCGCTTCTTTTTACATCGGTGCGCCCTGCGCCCGTTACAGACGTAATAGTAGTAGATCGAGCTCACGCTCTCGCCGGTCATGGCCTCGCCACAGTGCCCGCAGAACAGCTTCGTCGTCAGCAGGTACGACACGCCGCGCTCTGCTGCAGGCGACACGTGGTGCTGCGCCGCGACCTTCTGGCACTTCTCCCAGAGATCCCGGTCGACGATCGCAGGGATCCCGCCCTCAACTCTCATATCTTTGAAGAGGTACACACCGGCGTATCGCTCGTTCTGGATGATCCTCCGGATCGAGTTCTTGTTGAAGCGGCCGCCTCTCGTCGTTCGATATCCTTCCTCGTTCAGTTTTTTGTATATATCCTTCGCCGGGATCCCGGCAGCGTATTCCTCGAAGATCCTGCGCACGACTGGCGCAGTCTCCGGGTCTATCTCGAAGCGGCCGTCGGCTCCCTTCCTGAGTCCGAGCAGCGTCAGGCCGAGCGTCTTCAATTCCTTCGCGCTCTCATAGTTCCCGCGCTTCACGTTCTGCGACAAGTTCTCGGAGTAGTACTCCGCGTATCCCTCCATGACACTCTCGAGAATGATCCCCTCCGGCCCCTCCGGGATCGTCTCGGCTGCGTAATACAGCCGGACGCCGCACTTCTTCAGCCGGTACTTGTACGTCGCGGAGTCATATCGGTTCCGGGCGAAGCGATCCATTTTCCAGCAGAGCACCGCCTCGAAGGCTCCGCGCTCCGCGTCCCGCAGCATGCGCTGGAAGTCCGGACGCTTATCAGTCCTGCCGGTGAGCGCCCGGTCGGCGTACTCGCCCACAATCGTGAAGCCGTTCCTTTTTGCGAAGGCGCGGCACTCCCGGATCTGTCCCTCAATGCTCTCTTCGCGCTGGCCGCTGCTCGAATACCGGGCATATATAACCGCCCGGATCAGCTGGCGGCTCTCGTCTTTTTTGATAGCCACGTCACTGCTCCAAACTCGGCAAAATCCACAGGTCGGTCACATAATCGCCGAGAGTGTTCGCTGGAAAGGATCCGGCGGCGACTCTTTCGATCAGATCTTTATCGAGAGTAAACGCGACCACCTTCGACTCCGATCCGTCGGTCATGTCAGCGACCGCCCAGTACTGGATCTCGTCATACTTATCAAAACCCTGAGTCTCGATAAGGTCTGCCGCATTGTAGTAGTTCTGGTCGATCGTCATTTTATTGTTTGCCTGCGGCTCAATCTTTGCCTTTACAACCACGACGGCCTTCCCGTCGATCTCGTTTTCATTCACCTCAAGCAACTCGCCGTATTCAAGAGACGGCCCCGCCTGATCATCGTCTTTGACTTCCTGCTCTTCCGCTGTCGCCGTGGGGCTCTGGTCTGCTGCCTGATCGTTCGGCTCTTCAGATCCGCCGCAGCCGACTGCGGTGATCAACACCAAAAGGGCCGCCACCGCCGCGACCCACCACTTCTTCGTTCTCTTCTTCATGTTTCTGCTCCCTTCAATATTTTCCAGTGCACCTCAGATCTTCAAGATAAGCCAGCGCCTTCTCTCGGCCTTCCTCGTTCAACTCCCGGAAGTAAGCAAGCAACCTTCGCTCGTCGTCCGCATGAACCTGATCAGGATCAGGAAGATCTTCCTCAAAGAAGAACTGGATCCCGACGTCGTAGATCTCGCAGAGCTTCACCAGCATGTCAGCATCCGGCTGGCCGTGCATGTTCTCCCAAGCGTGAACCGTCTTATCACTTTTTCCTATCTTATCCCCGACTTCGCGAGCCGTCATACCTGCAGCTGCTCGGGCTTCTTTTAGCTTGCTTGCGATATTTTCGCGCGTGTTTCTCCGGTTATTATCAGCCATCTGAGTCACCTCCCGCCTAAATTATACAACCGGATCCGGCGGTGGTAAATATAATTTTCTACATTTTGTAGATAAAAATAGACAAAACCTCTTGACACCCTACTTTTTGCAGAGTATATTATAAGCGACCCTACAAAACGTAGAGCGAGCGAAAGGAGCAACGCCATGATGATCAACGAGTTCGAGGCAAGGACAGGAATCTACCCGACCACAGACCTCTACAGAATTATTGAAGAGTACTACTACGAGTTCGACGGTGACAAGGACGAGTTCTGCAAAGCATACAAAGAGAACGCCAACGGCATCGCTGAGGAAATCAGGAACAAGGCCAACATCGACAGCGCTCTGTTCAGCAAGAAACAAGCTGCCGAGATCAACAGCCTGACCGTCGAAGTGGAGAAGCTGGCTAAACAGCTGGATCACGAGCTGGAGTGGAAGCCGTGCGAGCTCGACGGAAACGTCCTGCAGAACGACTACGAGAGACTGAAAGCTGCCGGCAACCCGTGGAATGAAGAGGCGGTGAAAGAATGGCTCAACGAGGACTTCGGCTTCGAGAGGGACAAGATCAAAATCTACCGCAGCGTTCCGACCTATGAGGTCAATCGCCATGGCGCCCTGAGAAGAACAGGAGAAGCTGAGCGCGCCCCGTACTATGCGGCAACGGATTGGAACTACGCGAGATTCGACTGCGGCCTCATGAGTTACGAGCTGGACAACGGCGAGCTGAGATTCTTCAACCACTAAAGCAGAGTGACGCCCTTCCGGGCGGTAATGCTACCAACGGCGGTCACAAGTCCGCGAGAGAGCATTGAAGGGAGTGAAACGCTTGAACATTATCCAGAAGATCCTGCTCAGCTACGTTGCGTTCAACTGCGCTTTCGTGGCGATCTGCGTCGGCTACTTCATTTACGATGTAGTCACGTCGATCAGGGCATGGATGAAGAGGCGCGAGCAGAATACAGGAAAGGAGGAACAGCAAGCATGAACACAATCGTGAGCGTTATCGCCGACAGGATCAAGGAGCGCGGCATGACTCAGGTGTATGTCAGCAGGCAGGCCAACATGGATCCGGATCTGCTCGGCAGATCACTGCACGGGAATCGCAAACTGAAGGCGGACGAGTTCGTCAACCTTTGCAAAGTTCTCGGCCTGACGCTGGAGGACTTCAAGACGCCGCATGCCAGTTAAGGAGGCACCACGTGAGATACGACCCGAAGATCTACAAGGAGCTGCAGGCGATCCGCGACAGGATCCCGCGCAACACATATAAGACTATACTCGGCCAGCTGCGGGCCGGTGACATGATCGGCGCAGCCATGGGAGTGAAGCGGCTGCAGAGGCAGCTCGCCCGGGCCGATAAGGAAGGAGGCAAAGCATGAAGTACGAAGTCTGTCCAAACTGCGGCGCACACCTCGATCATGGAGAACACTGCGACTGCATGAAGAAGAAAGCAGACAAGACGACCGGCGCCAGCGCTGGCCAGTACGCAGACAAACCAACAACAGAGACACCTAAGAAGAAGCCCAACCTCATGCCGGGAGCATGAAGAGGGGCGGCAGGCATGAGACCTGCAAAGTCTGCGGGAAGGACTGGAACGTCAGCCTGCAGCTAATCCTCCCGGAGCACGGGTATATCTGCCCGCACTGCCGGGGACTCTACAACAAGGAGGTACACGGTGAAAAAAGTGAAAACAAGGGATCCGGAGCACGTCGCCGTAAACCTCGACGCACTTCCGGATCACGAGACTGACGCACTCTGCCGCACCCTGATCGGCGGCGTCAAAGAATTATTCAAAGACCCGGCCGTTCAGGCCGACTTCAAACGCTGGCAGCAGGAGCGCCAGCAGAAACTAAAAGGAGCAACAACGATATGAGAAACGAGATCATTTACGACAAGACCGGCCGCCCGGACATCATGGTCACCTTCACGCCGGACGAGCTGGGACTTCCGGCAGAGCTGAACGGCAGAGCCGTCGCGGAGTACTGCATAAGCAAGTATCAGAACACCCTGATCGACGGCGTGCCGTACTCGCTGCCGTACATGGAACCGACAACCGGCATCAACCACGACGAGGCGGTCGCGCTATGCGAGAGCAAGGGCGAAGGCTGGCACCTTATGACCAACGACGAATGGGCCGCCATAGCGCTCAAAGCGTGGACGGAGGACACAGTGCCGACCGGGAACACTTTGGCAGGCGAAAGCCACAGCCACCCTGAGCAGCGCGGGAAGATCTTCTCACGCGGCAAGACCCTCGCAGGCTCCGGCCCGATCGAGTGGAATCACGACAGGACGCAGCTCGGCATCGCCGATCTGGTCGGCAATATCTGGGAACACGTCGGCGGGATCCGCTTCCTGAACGGGCAGCTGCAGATCATACCGAACCACGGAGCAGCTGCCGGAGCTGATCAGAGCAAGGACTCTCCGGAGTGGCAGCCGATCCTCACGGCAGACGGTAAGCCGATCTACTACAACCCGGACGGCGAGGACATCGTGCTGCAGGATCACGAAGCAAGCAACAAGGTCTGGGACGGCGTACCGTTCACAAGCCTCGACACTGAGATTGAAGTGCCGGAGCAGCTGATCCGCCTCGGACTCTATCCGCCGGAAGGCATGGACGCAGAGGACTTCTTCTGGGTCGATAACGACGGCGAGACGATCGTTTTTCGCGGGGGCCACTGGGACTCCGGCGGCAGCGCCGGTCTGTTCTGCCTCAGTGCGCACTATGGGCGCTCGTGTGCGGCCACGTCCGTCGGCTTCCGCTCCGCTTATGTTCGCTACTCTGGCAATCTGTAAATCTGAATATCTGGAAAATCTGAAAGGAGCACAACAATGACAAGCAATATTACCATGAAAAAAGAGCCGCGCACGACTCCAACCGCTGACGACTCTTACGAAGCGAGGCACGCCCGCAGGGCGAAGGCCTCCAACACAACGATTATAACACGAGCCCACCGCTTCGTCAAAAGGCAGTGGCCGACCCTCGCCCTTCTCGCCCTGTTCATGCTGATCGGCATCATGATGGGCTACGCCTTCGGATCACCATCGGCAGCAGAGAGCGACGCCGCACCGGAACCGGCGGTCTTCTACACCGTCGCCCGGGAGGGCTACGAGGACGGCGCACCGATCAGCTGGCAGCACGTCACGAACGCGTGGGCCATGGAGTCCGGAAACGAGAAGCGCTACGAGCTGACAGACGACGAGCGCTTGACAATCGCGCAGGTCGTCGAGGCTGAAGCGGCCGGTGAACCATACGCCGGAAAGATCGCCGTCGCCCAGTGCATCCTGCAGAGCTGCGAAGACGACGGCATCCGCCCGGACGTCGCCGTCAGGAAGTACGGCTACAGCCCGGAGAGACCGACGGCCTCACAGGAATCACTCGACGCGGTGCAGGCTGTGTTCGACTTCGGCGAGGTCGTCAGCAAGGAACCGATTAAGTACTTCTACGCACCGGACAAGACCAAGAGCAAGTGGCACGAGTCGCAGGACTACGTCCTCACGATCAACGGCCACAAGTTCTTCAAGGAGGCCGAGTGATGATTATAAAACCCGGAGACCTGATCCTGATCAAGGGCGAAGAAGACGCACGCGAAACGCTGCAGCTGCTCAGCGACAAGGGCATCGGTGCAGTGGTCACAGACACGACTTACAAATATATCCGGATCACTTCGGTGCCGGATGATCCGGAAGGAGCAGGCAATGGCAACAGAAACTAAGACAACCACCAAGAAGCCTACGCCCGCGAACATTCACCAGAAGTTCGCGGAGATCTGCAGGGCACTCGACGCGCCGGATCAGGACGCTGGACTCTTCGAGCTGCTGGCGGATCGCAAGATCACCTTCGCGGTGACCGATGAAGAGGCGGTGCAGCACTCGACCTACTGGCAGCACACTCCGGGAAGCTCTGACCGGCTCGTCTGGATATACGAGGCCGACCTAATCGTCTGCTGGACGAACGCAGAGAAGCCGAGCGAGCAGCTGCAGGCGCGGATCCACGCGATCGGAGCCAGCGACCAAGGTCTTGCGCTCGCAAAGGAAGATGCATGGGGCGGCGCTCTCGCCTGCTACCTGCACACGATCTTCCACCTGCCGGCCGATGGGTACTACACCCCGACCTCATATATCAGCGAACAGACCACCACGGGAACGCCACAGCGCCCCGCACAGCCCCGAAACGGCTCACAAGGTATAAATACCCAACCAAGCAATAAAAACGCACCACAGGCGAAGCCAAACGGCAGACAGACGCTCACAGGCCCGCAGCTCGACCGCATGTACAAGAAGGCGGCAGCCGCAGGTGTGAGCGTGCAGCAGGTAAACGAGACCCTGCGCAAGGAATACAACGCGGAAGATCCGCACACTATCACCCGCGCCCAGTACGATGAGATCTGCAAGAGACTCGACGATACAGCGCGGAGTAGACAAGGAGGACAGCTTAATGAATGACGTCAAAGAGATCGGCAGGCTCGCGAACAACCCCGAGCTGAACTACACGCCCGGAGGCGCACCCGTCGCCCACTTCGACCTCGCAGTCAAGAAGAACACCAGCGACAGGAACGCCCCACCGAACTACTTCCCGATCACCTGCTGGAACCACACGGCAGAGTTCGCGGAGAAGTACCTCACGAAGGGACGCCTCGTGGCGATCAGCGGACACCTCGACACCAACAAGTGGACGGACAAGCAGGGACAGAACCGCAAGGACGTCTACATAGTCGCGGACAGCATCGAACCGCTGGACTCGCCGAAAGCTGCGCAGCCTGACACCGGCGGCGGCGACTACGACGGCGGAGGCTATGAAGAACCATAACCGCCGAACGACCGAAGGGCGACCAATGGACGACCGACAAACAACCAAAACAAGAAAAGGAGCAAAACACAATGGCATGGATCAAAATCGACCAAACGCTGCGAGACCACAAGAAAGTGCTCAGCGTGTCCGACGATCTGGACGTCGATCCGGTAAAGGTCACCGGCATGCTCGTGCTGATCTGGCTATGGTCACTCGATAACGCGCCGAACGGCTCCCTCGAAGGTATAAGCAACCGCTCGATCGCGCGTGCTGCGCAATGGGACGGAGACGCGGACGAGTTCGTGGAAGCGTTGAAAAATGCGAGACTGCTCGACGTATCAGCTGACGGAGGGCTCAGCCTCCACGACTGGTACGAGTACGCCGGGAAGCTCATCGAGAAGCGAGAGACTGAGCGCGAGCGCAGCCGCCTCCGCAGGGCAAAAGCCAACGGACAAGCCGAGGACGACCACGAAACGACCAACGGACAACCAACGGACGAACAGACGGACGACCGCGCGGAGACCGTCGGCAAAGAGAAGAGTGAGAGTAGAGTTAGAGTAGATTCTTTATCTTCAGAGGCTAACGCCTCTGAAGAGGCGGAAACACCGGCAGCCGACCCGGTGCCGTACGAGATCATCAAGAACGAATACCACGACCGCTGCCCGAGCTATCCGAGGGTTCGGAAGCTGAGCGCCAACCGCAAGAAGGCGATCGCTGCGCGGTACAAGGAATACAAGGGCAACCTCGCCACCTTCCTCGAGCTGTTCGACATGGCCGAGGCGTCGCCGTTCCTGAAGGGCCAGAACGGCCGCAACTGGAGCGCCGACTTCGACTGGCTCATGAAAAGCGACAATATGGCCAAGGTGCTCGAGGGCAAGTACAACGACGCAAGACGCCCGCAGCCGATCCGCACCGGATCAGCTGGTGGCAGCACCCTCGACGTGCTCGGAGACATCATAGCGGAGCAGGAAGGAGGAATGAGAGCATGACAGAAGCAGAAGCCGCGAAAATGACCGCCGTGATCGTTGCGGCGTACCCGAACTTCGACAAGTTCAAAAATCCGCAGGAGGTCAGGAACTACGTCAGGCTGCTGACCACCATGTTTGAAGCAGACGACGGCGCAGCTGTCGGGCTGGCAGTCAAGAAGCACATCGCAACCAGCAAGTGGCCACCGAGCATCGCGGAGATCCGCGAACTCATGCTGGAGACCACACACCCGGAAATTGTACCGCCGGATCTGGCGTGGGCCGCAGTCAGCGACCTGATCTTTACCATGAAGCGCAGCCAGTGGGATGAAGTCAGGGACAGGCTCCCCGCTCTGATCTGCCGGGCAGTCGAGATCATCGGCTGGAAGAACCTCCACGACATGCACTCGGACGGCACCAACCTGAATGCCAAGCCGGGCATGGATCGTGTGGCCTTCATGCAGCAGTACACGCCGATGTTCGAGAGAGCGAAGCGCGAGGCCATGACACCGGCGCCGGTCGCCCTGAAGATCAGCGGACAGCAGGCCGCCCTTCCGGACACAAGCTACCGCCTGATCGAGAGCGCGGAGACCAGCAGACGCATGAAGGAGCTGGAAATCACCGAGAAGCGTGCCGAGCAGAAACGGCAGATGGATCTGGCGATCCAGCGGGACGAAGCGGAGCGCAAGGCCAGACTGGCCGAGTGGCGAGCGAAGAAGGAACGCGGCGAGCTGCCGCAGTCAAGTGCCGCCTACGTGGCACTGCAGGCCATGGAAAACGCTGCAGGAGGTGCTGAACATGCCAAGGGATAAACTCGTGTATATATGCAGCCCCTACCGGGGAGACGTCGAAGAGAACGTCCGCAAGGCGCAGCTCTACAGCGTCAAGGCCATGATCGACCACCCGGACGTGTTGCCGATCGCGCCGCACCTGCTCTTCACGCAGTACCTCGACGACAACGATCCGGAGCAGCGCCGCATGGGACTGTCCGCCGGGCTCGATCTTCTGAGTATCTGCGACGAGCTCTGGGTGTATGGACTCGACAACCCGAGCGAGGGCATGGCCGGCGAGATCACACTGGCGCAGGAACTCAGCATACCGATCCGAGACGGCTTCAACCCGGGCGAGTACGATCCGGACGAGGACGCTGCTGCCTACGGCTGCGTGAACATCATCACGCCCGGCAACGCGGTCTACGCTCCCGACAGCGGGATCTTCAGCAGCACCGGCGTCGGAATCGTCAAGCTCGAAGCGCAGGCCGTCTTCGACATGGCTCGCAAGCTCAGGATGAACCCGGGCAAAGAGATCGACTTCGTCGTCAGCAATGAAGAGGATCCGGAGGTGGAACCATGAACTGGGACTGGGACGACCTGCCGGACAAGTACGCGGAGCTCCGTCCTGAAGCGGATCAGCTGAAGAGGGAAGCTAACCGGGCGCGAGGGCTCGCCAACAAGCGCGAGGGCGAGGCGTTCGAGTTTCACATTGAAGCCGCCCTGCTTTGGTACAAGGAAGCCGGGATCGCGGAGATTGAGAAAACGCCGGAGCCGATCAAACAGCTCGGCAAGAAGAACCGGCGCGGACAATTCCTCGCATGCTATCAGAAGCGGGCGCAGCCTGACTTCAAGGGCACGATCCCCGGAGGGCGCAGCATCGTCTTCGAGGCCAAGAGCACCACGCAGGACAAGATCGAGCAGAAGGTCGTCACGCCTGATCAGGCCGACCGGCTGGACGCGCACCACCGCCTCGGAGCCCTCGCCTTCGTAGTCGTCGGCATGGGCCTCGACAACGTCTACCGGGTGCCGTGGGAAGTATGGCGCGACATGAAAGAGATCTACGGACGCAAGCACATGAAACCGGACGAGCTGGAGCCGTACCGGATCGAGTGGCGGGACGGCGTGATCCAGCTGCTCGAAGGAATAGACAAAGGAGTAACGATATGAGCAAGATACCACCGATGGTCAAGGCTAAGGACGTAAACGACGCGATGGCGATCGACATCCTCGAGAATACGATCTTCAGTATGAGCATGAGCGACGACCTGAACAACACAACGCTCTGCCTGCTGGCAGCCATGAGACGAGGACACGACGCCCTGAAGCGGGAGCAGAGACGAAAGGAGCAAAGCCATGACAAAGAATAAACTCACCGACCTAAACAACCACCTTTTTGCAGAGCTGGAGCGCCTCGGCGACGAGGATCTGAAAGGCGAAGACCTGCAGGAAGAACTCGGACGCGCAAAGGGCATCGCGCAGATCAGCTCGCAGGTGATCCAGAACGCGAACACGATCCTGAATGCGGCGAAATTCGCGGACAACCGCATCAACATGGACATCAAAGCGCCGGAGTTGCTGCTCGGAGATCCTTCGGGGAGACTGTCCGAAAACTAGCTCCCTAAGCACTAACACATAGAATTACTACTGCTCGCGCTCGTTTAAGCCCGCCCCATTGCAAACTGGAGCCCGCCCCAACTCGCGCGAGAAGAG